TTTTCTAAGTATTAAACCCACCTGGGTTTCCACCGTCTCTTGGACCAGTTGGTGCATTTGATGACACTGTACTTGTTTTTGATTTTGTTGCTCCAGATGCTAGTGCATTACTTAATAACGATCCGCCTCCAACAATAGCCGCCGCTAGTGCCGCTGTTTTAGCTGATCCACTACCTCCACCGTTTGGTGTAACAACTCCTGCAACTCCGCTTACATCAATGCCTGCTGTTTTTCCAATACTACTAACTACGCTACCTAGTAATTCACCTTTAACACCAGCAGTATTTAATCCACCTGCATTTTGTAGTGTGTTTGCCGCTTTTAATACTGTACCAAAGTTTGCTTTACCGCCAGTAATATCACTTAATACTCCAAAGCCTCCTGCTAATACTCCACCTACTCCTAGTAGACTTGAAGCACCGCCTCCTGCTAATGAGTTTGGACTTGGTGTCTTATCATAATGCTCTTCTGCAAAACCTTTAGGTCCGCCGTTACCAACTGGGCCTCTACTGTAATGAACTGTTTCATAATCAATTGTCATTGTACTTTGTACAGGATCACTTACGCTGTTGTCCATAGTATCATGTTGCCATTGACTAATTATTGGATTTATTAATTGAAATGATGTGTAATTCTTCCGAGCCATTTGAGTGATAGTAATACTATCAAAAAATGGAGCAAAACTATCGTTGTCAAGACCGTATCTGTATTGTGGTTGGTTTAATCCTCCGTACGAATTACCTTTATTATATTCAGGTAATGCTGATCCAGACTCTGGTGCACCTGCTGGCTTAGTAGCCGCATAATTACCATCTCTATAGTAGTATCTATAGTATGCTTCCCACATAGCAGTTGTAACACCCATATTATCATCATGTAAACCAATAGTAACTGGTTGATAATCAATACGCTTTTGTACAACTCTTTTTCTATTGTATTGATGTTTAACATCTGTTTGAATGTTGTATGCTGGTAACTGTGCAGACTTAACGAGCATGTTAAGTTCATTCAAATGCTTTTCTGCTAATTGAGGAATTACTGCCGCCGCTTGTCTGTTTATGTTAAATGTAACATGATAAAGAAACTTTACCTTTGGTGTTAATCTGTGATTATCATCAACAAATAGCCTCGCGGCATGTTGGTAGTCGGCGAGGTTACCTTTAGGGCTTAATGCCCCTGATACAACGTTGTCTAAAAATCCGTTTAAAAAGCTCATACTAATATTTAGCCTTTTTAATAAAGTAGGTAGATAATTCAGTCATAAAAAAAGGGACATAAATGCCCCTTAATTTAAATTTTGCTTTGCTTAGATAGCGCCACCGCCTGTGATAGCAGTATTAATTGTTCTACCTACTGCTGTTCCTAAGCCTGTACCTTGTGGTGATTGTATTGCATTATCGTATCTAATTGTTAACGCTACTGTTACAACTTCAGAAGTTGCATAGTTTAGTGTGTTATAGTTAGTACTTTCTAAGTAACAACCGTATAATTCAAATGTTTCTAATACTGTTGCCGCATTTGCTCCGTTACCACCGTCTAAGATTTCAATTCTAGTTACAAACTTGTAGTCTGCACCACTTGCCGCACTAGATTGCTCAAAGAAATCAAATTGTTTCTGAAGTTGTTCGCCAACCATTTTCTGTACGTTGTTGCTAACATCTTCACGCAAGTTAAGTGTAATTGGTTCCCAAGTATGCTTACCAGCAAGATAAACTCTGGAGTTGTAAATATCAACCGTCATTTGATCAAAACTAACGCTAGGTCTTGTTACGTCCATAACTTGTTTTGTTAGCTCTGTTGACGGACTCGATACACCAAAGTTTTCTAAGCTCACTCTAAAGCGATACTGTAGTTTGGGCATTAACAACCCCTGATTAGATGCACTTGCGTTACTATCTAAAGGTACTGTTAATTTTGAAAGTGTTGAAATTGCCATTATATGCTCCTATTACTTTTATTTATCTGATTATAGTCCACTAATTTCGCCTGTATTTTTCAATCTCAGCGGAATGTAAATAAACTCTACTGCTTTAACAGGTTCAATAGCTATGTCTAAGTATAGTTCATTTCTATCAATTCTGCTTGGAGTATTATTAGACTCATCACATACAACTAGGAAGTCATACAACGCTCTTTGTGACACTAGCTCTAGCATTAAGCTGTCTGCTTGCGCCTTGATCTCATCACGTGTGATTTTATCGTTTGGTTCAAAGATGTAAGGTTTAGCAAGTTTCTTAAGTTGTGATCTCAAGTAAATTACTAGTCTTGCTACGTTGATTCTGTCTAATGCACTTGCGTTCTTTGCTCTTGTCTTTTGACCAAAGTTAACAAGTCCTGCTCCTGTTAGGAATGTAATTGGGTTAATGTTGTTAGCATAAAGTGTATCACGCTGTCCTTCATTAAGTGCAATTGACTTAAATTCGCCTTCTGCATCTACATATCCTGCCGCACTTGCATTTGTAATTCCACCACGTCTTGTTCCTGCTGGAGCAAACCATGGAAACGATACTTGATCGCTTAATGCTAGTGTTCTTAGAATACCGTGACTTGGTGGAACAACTACGTTGTTACCTGCATTATCACTTGTAAACAAGCTAGGGTAGAACATACCTAAATATTCGTCTCTAGTTACTGCACCGTTGTCATTATCTTCAACTGCTAGTGCTGTGTTTGAACCCCAATTATTTAATGTAGTTCCGTCACTTTGTAATCTTACTGGACTGTCACCTACGATAAATGCTGTTAAGCCTCTATCATTGTTAAGTGCAACCATTTCACCAATTAGTTCTGGATAACTTGGAGTTGCCATAACGTTAAACAATCTAGACTCATCATCTCTAATGTCTTGGTTACTGTTAACCATTGCTTGTAATGCTTGTACAATAACTTTACGCTGTGCTTTACGTCCAAAGCTACCTGAACCATCAACTTGGTTAGCTGATTCAGTTATCCATCTGTGTGGATAGTATGCCGCCATGCTCACATCACCCATTCTAATATTGTCCTGAGTAACATCTACATGATTGCGTACAAATTTCTTAACGTTAAATCCGCTTCTACGTAAGTTCCAAAGCAACATTCCTTTTGGATATAGTGCAGGATCTGGTGCGTCAGTGTCTAAGTGATCACTAACTAACAGTTCTGCAATAGTTCCGCTTGGTGCTACTGTAGCTGTACCGCCACTTGTACCATAACGTGCATCAGCAAACAAAATACCATCTTCTGATGTTTGGTCGCCTTCGTCTAGTGCTAACCATTTTGCTAAGTCTGAATTATATTTGTGTACTTGTGGATAGTTTTCTAAGTCTGCTGTTGATACCCAAATATCACCTGTTACTAGTGCAGATGAACCATCTTGTTGTGTAGTTGGTTCTGTTGCACTAACAATTGGTCCTAAAGGATCAGCTGAACTATAAACGTTTTGGTAACCCATCCATGTAGTACCATTGTGTACCATAATATCAACTTCGTCAACAATACTGTTGTACCATAATGCGCCATCAGTTGTTAATGCTGTTGGAGCATCTGCACTTGCAGTTTGTGTTAAGATCTTCCAGTTTGAAGCGTGGAAGTCATAAGTTGAATCACCTGTTGGTGCCGCATATAAGTTTGCAGTACCTGCTTTTGTTGTGTAGTTAAATGCCGCAAAGCCAATTAATCCTAATGCACCGTTTGTATCTTTAATGTGGATTTCTCCGCCATCGTTGTGCTGGATAATAACTCTGTTACTTGCGTCTACGCTTGCAACAATGTTAACAAATCCTGCCGCATTAATTGCATCAGCAATTAAGTCTGCATCACTTGCCGCACCAGTTGCTGTTACGCTTAATGCTTTGCCTGTTGACATAGCCGCTTGTCCAACAATACTCTCTGACATTTGGAAACCATATGACTGACTGCTTAACTGTGTTGCTACTGCACTTGAAGTAATCGAAGTTGCAGTTGAACTGTTTCTTGCAAAAATTGTAAAATCAAATTCTTCATTTTCTGCTTCAGTAGTATGTGCTTGTACATATAACTGTCCTAATGCAAGTCCAAGTCCACCAGTTGTTTTATCTAAATTAAAGATTGCCGCTTGGTGTGTCTTGTAAACAGGAGCTGGTTTGTCTTCCCATAACTTAGTTGTACTATTAAATGCTTTAACTTTCATTTGTACACCTAAATTAGCGTCAGTTGTTTTAAACCAAACACTACCTGTAGGTCTTGTTTTAGTATCTGCTGTTTTAAATCCTGGAACTGCTGTGTGTGGAGCAATTTCGTATGCTGGTGAGTAGTAAGTACCTGCTGTTAAACCTAAGTCTGCTAACAATGTACCTGAAGCACCTGCTGAAATAGCAATCGCACCGTCATCATCTGTTGAACCGTCAGTTGTGTTTGAACCGTCACCAAAGATGTTTAATTTTCCGTCTACAACACTTGCACTTACACCTGTAATACCTGCGCCTGTAATATCAGCCGCATACTGTGTAATTGTTGTTCCTGTTGCCGCTAACGTTGTGCCGTTAATTACAATAGTGTGTCCTAGTGTGTGAGTACCTGTTGAAGTACCTGTTACAGTTGGCCAACTCTTAACCCAATCAGCTGTTCCTACCTTAACCCATGCACCTGAAGTATTTTTGTAGTACACTTTGTTAGTAGTAGTTGTTGTTACTACTGCATAGTCGCCTACTGCACCTACTGCACCTTTCGGAGCGCCTGTGTTAGTTTCGCCAACTAAGTTAGATTTGTTTGTAATAACTAATGGAACTTTATTAGTGAATGACTGTCCACCAGTAACAGTTACGGCATTGCCGTTCCACTCAAATATTCCGTATTTTGTTAATGCTGTGTCAAACCAATATGTTCCGTTTGCTGGATTAGCCGCTGGTGCATTTGCACTTGGGCTTAATTCGTCTAGATCAACATCTGCTCTTACAACAAATGCTCTGTTACTAACACCCAAATATGAATATGCCGCTTGTAAACCGTATTCGTTTAGTTCGCCGCCGTTTACTGGATTGTTACTAGCATCTGTTTGGAAGTATGGATCTCCGAACGTGTCTGATAAATCTCTTTGTGATGTAATTAAAAATGGTACTCCGGCATTTGCCTTTGTAGTACCTCTTGCTGTACCTGTTCCTGCCGCGTTTTGTTTGTCTTGCTTTGAAGCAACAAAAAGCATTGGAGTAGTACCTGGTTCTGCTGGTGTGTAAAAACTCTCGTCAATTACGCTAACTTGTACACCTGGTGATATTAAAGCCATTTAAGTTCTCCTGTTATAACAACTGTTAAAAGTATTTATATGATTTCTCCAAAAACATATATCAAAACCCCCATAAAAAGGTACCACAAAGGGCAGGTAAATACAATATGAGACCTTTATGCGAATGCGGATACCGGCCTGCGGCGGTAAACTATAAAAAGAACGGTAAAACGTTTTATCGTAAGCAGTGTGATACTTGTTTACATCACGGTAAAAAAATGTGGGGTATACCTAAATGGCATCGTGCTGGTTACAGACAGTTAGATACTTGTGAAAAATGTAACTATCATAGTACTCATAAAGAGCAGTTTAATGTTTATCACATTGACGGTGATCTAAATAATACATTGCGTAGTAACTTAAAAACTATCTGTGCGAACTGTCAGCGGTTGATGCAGAAGCAAGGCGCAAAGTGGAAACAAGGCGACCTTTTACCTGACTTTTAAGATCTGCAATAGTTCCTTCATTATATATATTATGTTCAAATGATGCTTTAGCCCAACGCCATTCGCTCGGGTGTACATCAGTTGGTTCAATGCCTAAGTCTTGATATTGTCTAAACCATACAGGATCAGGTCCACGTTTAACGCACCAAACTTTTCCACCCATACCTTTAATAACTTCTACTTCGTTTTCAAAGCGTACATCAGGAATAACAAAGTTCTTATTAGGATTATCAATAATAGTCTTTTTAACAAAACTTACCCAGATGCCATCATAGAATCCGTTACGCATACAGTCAGTACCAAACTCTTGTAATACTAGTCTTGGAGTTATACTACGTCCTGTTTCTTTTGTCCAAAATGTATCTTCTTGTTCACGCCAGTAACGACTGTCTGGAGTTTCACCTTCTAGCATATCACGTGGCCAATCAAACATTAAAGATACTGCATCTTTAAGTTTGTCTGCGAAACTAATTTTTTCAAAGCTGTGATCGTCAACTAGAATATCTGCTACTGTACCTTTAC